CGATGGCAGGGGGTTCTCACCGCCGCGGTCGGATGGGTCGCCGCGCAATACGCGGAGACCGATCCGCTGACAGGTCTCGTGCATCACTGGACCCGCGTGAATGCCGGCGACGTGGTAACAATCCCAACAGCGCCAGGCCGCTGGTCCTATGTGTCCGTCTATTGGCCATGGCTTCCGGAGCCCGACGGCTCGTTGCTTTTCGTCTGGCGCTCGAAGATGATTCTTCGATGACCCTCAAGCGGCGAGCGCGAGGAGATGATCGAAACGCCATCGAGGTCCAGGCCAGCGAGGAGGTCGTCATCGATCCAGTCGCGGGCGTAGAACGCGAACCAGGGGAGGCGGTTTCGGCTGGGCATCGTCATACCCCCCATACTTTACGGGTCTCCCGCACTGCATGCGAGTCTTTGGCCACGGCACGCACACCGGGGATGGAGAGCTGGTCGCGCTGCGAGATTGCGAGGCGGCGCAGCGTCGGCCTCGAGGCCTCGAGCATCGATGACGCTCCTCGGTCCCCGGCCTGGATGCGCTCGGCCGCGTAACAGATGAGTGCGCATAGATCAGTCACCTCGGCGTCCCACGTTGTCCGTCGTGATACGCCACCAACCATGGCCAGGGCGGGCGCCGGCTCGACGACCGGGACGAGGATGGGCTCGGAGGCGATCTCCTCGGCCAATTCCGGCGTCACGGCCATTGCGGCATCGATCGCGCGGTCCGCCTCTGCCTTCTGGCGTGCTTGATCCTCTTCGCGGCGTGCGGCCTCTTCCGCACGTCGCACCTCCTCTCGTTCCCACTGCGCGCACGCATGGGAGATGATGCGGCGCGCATTGCCAAGTGGCATCCGGAGGCGCGATTCCATCTGGCAAACCGCCTGATGAGCTTCGTGCGTCGCCTTTTTCGCTGGCGCGAGGAACTCGACCGCTTGGCGATCCGTGCGCGCGATCATGGCGATCCCGTGCTGGCCAGCTTCATGACTCGCGGTATCGACGCATCGGTATTGGCGCGCATGATCGACGAGTGCGGTGACCGCGTTCTCGATCACGGAGACGTCCGGCGTCACGATACGGATTTCAGCCACTTGTCCTCCTCCATTTCTCGAGCGCGGCCGCGAACCGCGGCCAATCTTTCGGATTTGCCCGCCGTCTAAAGAGATAGCGGCCACTCTCGCGCAGATAAAGGTTCGCGCGTCGTAGTGCGAGGTGTGGGGGATCGAGCGCGTGAGCATACGCTGCGAGCTGCACCCCGTGCCAGGACGCCGCCTCGGCGCCAGCCTTGATGTCGACGACCCATGTCATGCCGTGGATACGGCATACGCGATCTGGGCGCCCGCAGTATCCGTCGCCCTCGATCAGTTCCTCGATGGCGATGAGTTTCGGCGCCATCTCGCGGTGCCACGCCTTGTATGCGCCCAGTTGGCCCGCGATCCTGGGGTCGACACTCCCTTCGTCGAGCTCCCCGCGATCGTAGAGGACGGTGGCGCTGTGGAGCGCGGTGCCTCGATCACGCGCCCAGTCCGTGAACCACTTCACATCGATCATACCCGCGGCACGGATGATCTCGGTGACGTGCGGCAGATCCTTCACGGCGCACTCCGCGGCATCTCATCCGCGAGCGCGTACCCGCCTCGCTCGAGCGCCGCGACCTCCTCGGCCGTCGCCTCGATGAGTACGAGATCGCCCGTCTCCGCGGATCCGACCGCCTGGCCGTAGACGACGAGCACCGGGATCCCATAGGAGCTCGCCGTGTGCTCGGTCGTGATCTCGGCGTCCATCGTGACGCCTCCTCTCGTTCTGAGTCTCATCCGTGCCTCCTCTGGTCCACCTCTCCCTGCATGACGGGCGCGATCCGAACCGCGCGACGTCTCTCCGGAGTGCCGGTCCAGTAGATATCGATGTCTACGCCGAGCGTCGCCTCAGCCGCACTGTAGATCGCAGGATCGGTGGTGAGAAAAACGCAATCACCATCAGCGTTGGACGCCGCAAGCGTATAGACGCAAGGCTTGTACGATTCCCCATACGCGTTTTTGCGCTCGCGGACATCGGTGATGATCCCCTTCCAGACGAGAGTCACATCCTGTGCCGCGACGGGCGTCGCCTCGTGCGCGGTCGGCTGTCGCACCGGTGGCCGTTCATCCTTCGTGCGCTGCCGGCGGGGTTTCTCCTCGAGATTATCCTCGGCCGTCATGCCGATCGGCGTCCCGGGCGCGCCTCAGTAGGTGCCAACGGAAATCTCTTTTCTCTTATGACGAACGCGGTAGCGTACCTCGTCGGGTATATGGTCCTCAGACTCTGAGTCGGCATCGTCCGGGTCCCGATCGGAGCGCGGGAGTACCGGGAATGTGCGCCGAAACTCCGTGCATCGCTCGCAGACGAAGAGCCCCGGCTTCTCCCGCGGCCGCGTCGCTGCGTTAATGAGGCGCGTCCGGATCTGGTCCCACCCCTGCCGCCGAGAGCCAGGCGCCTGGTCTGCGCGGTCCCACTTGATCCCGAGCTTCGCCATCTCGCCAGCGATCGACTTCGACGGCTCGTACTCGTCGAAGATCTTGGAATCCGATGGGCCGGGACGAACGCGCGCACGGATGCCCCAGTCGCTCTCGCGCTCCAGGATCCCCTTTCCGATCGCCTGAGAAGACATGCGCAGCCCCTCGTTCGGCTTGTCGGTGGCCCCGTACCATTCGGCGACCCGGAAGAGATCTCCCGGGATCGGGCCGAAGAGGCGGCCGAGGAGCTCCAGCGGCTCGCCGTTCGACTCTGCCCACCAGCCGACGGCGAAAGGCTTCGCGGAACCGTGGTCATAGCTGCGGTCGATGCGCCAGTTCGGTGGGATCAACGCAAACGGGATGTCAGGCACGATGTGGACCGCCTCATCCCACACGTCGTCGAACATCCCGCCGGAGACGATGTTCCAGTCGCCGTAGAGCCACGCGCGGAGCTCCGCATCGTTGTGCGCGGCAGCGATGATGTTCCGCACGTAGTCCGGCTGCGCGTAAAGGAAGACCTTGTTCTCCTCGAGCCGGCCGCGCACGGACACGCGCTCAGGCTCGAGGTTGCCGTTTCGGTCCCTGGCGTCCCGTATCGCGGAGCCGACCACGCGGTCGGAGGGGATCGGAAGCCGATACCGGAGCTTCACCCACGAGTGACCGATGCCGTACGGGTTCGCTGTCGCGCGGATCTTGAGCGGGATCCCGGGCCGCGTCGAGCGGAGGCAGGAGTACATCTTCGTCAGGCACTCGTCGGTCGGCCAGGTCGTAAGCTCCTCCCAGCCGATCCAGGTGAAGCCCTGCCCGTGGTAGGTCCAGTAATCTGCTGGCCGATCGAAGGGACGGAGGTAAAGCTTCTCGCCCCTAGGGAAGCACCAGCAATGGACCGGGTTGTCGATGTAACGCGCGCCTTGGAAGATCTTCGGATACCACAAACGCGTCAGCTCTATCACGTCTCGGAGAGCTGGGAAGGATCGGCGGAAGAGGATCCCGCGCCACGCCGGGCCGTAGCCGACGCCGACGTGCTGGCCGAAATCCATGACGAGAGCCGCGGTCTTACCCGGACCGCGTGTCCCTTCATACAGGCATTCAGTGATTGGGCAGCGGAGAAACGCGGCCTGGCTCCCGGCCTGCGGAGCCCAAGCAACCTCGACCTCGAGGCCGCGGTCGTCAATCAGGTAGGGGGATAGTCCGGTCTCGGTCGGTCGCCAGCGCACGGTCGGCGTCGCGCGGCGGCTCTTCGCCTGGATCGATCTTGATGCGTTGGGCATTCATCAGCCGGACGTACGCGCGTTCCGCTGCGCGTGCCGCGTCGCTGGGGTTGAGCGTGTCGGCGTACTCGGCGCACAGTTGCTCGGCGAGCGCTCCCGCGAGGATGCCAAGCGCGCCACGTTCGTTCGAGTACATGCCGTGCTCGAGCATGCCGAGCTTCTTGAGGACCGGGTTCTTCTCGCTGCGCACGGCCACGATGTAGTACCGGGATCCGTTCTTCCGGCGGTAGAGCCGCAGCTCGACGAGCGGGCCGATGCTTGGCACTCACGGCCTCCAGATTGAGAAAAACGCGAGCGACCCGTGAGACATCCATGTCACCGCCGGATCGCCCGCGAGGGCCCGGAAGCCCGTCAGCCCTGCGGCGCTACCGCCGCAGCCACCAGAAGAGATCCAGGAACGCGATCGCGGTCAGCAGCACGACGACCCAGGAGCAGTTGAGCCGCCCCGGGTCGACGCGCCACCGACGACCGAAGACGAGGAGCGTGGCGCAGACGAGAAAGACCGCCAACGCGAGGACGAATTCGATCATCGATCCACCTCCGTTCTCGGAGACAGCCCAGATCGGATCCATCCGCGCTGAGCTGTGCTACGTCGTACGCGGGCGGCTTCCTTTGCCCGCCACCACGGAGGCGACGGCACGCTTGCCGTTCGCCTGAGACTCCCATTCCTCGTTCGAGCCCGCCACGCCAGGGACGATAAGAACGCCGCCGGTTGCGTTGAGATCGATGGTCGAGCGGTCGCGATACTCGGCGATGTGCCGGCGGAGGAGGACGACGAGGAGCTGATCGCTGTACATCCGCTCGTACCCGACGAGCTCGCCGGTCTGGTACACGGGCCGGTCGACGCCGTCGACGGCGCGGCGCACAGCCTCGGTCTCGAGCGCGTCGCAGAAGAGCCTGTATGTCTCTTTGCAGAGCCCCTCGAATTCGGGATCGCGCTTGCGGTGGACCTCGACGGTATCGGTCGAGACGCCTGCGGCTTCAGCGGCCTTCGCGAAGGTCCCGGTCTTGCGGTACTCGACCAGGAACTTGGACCGGGCCGCTCCGTTGAACTTTGGCGGGCGGGGCAGGGGAACCCTCCTCGACGACTATCAGCGTTCGAGCCGGCATCATGCCACCCGCCGCTGGTGCCCGTCAATGTCTCGGTGGGGAGCTACATCGCCACCCGCAGCAATTGAAGTATCCCACGAGGCCCCAACCGGGGACACGCACGCGGGGATAAGCGGGGAATTCTTCGTCCCTGCGCGCGCGCGAAGTCCAGCCCGCACCATGGGCGGCACCCCTGGGCACTTCCCTGGCCCCTCCGGCCCGGCCAGCCGCCTGCCGGGGTAGAGTATCTCGGTTTCGCGATATCCGCGCTCCCCGCCCCGTGGCGCAATGATCGGGCGTCGGCCCTTGCCCGTGGGGCGGCCCTCGCCCATCAGCGCGCGCAGGCGAAAGATTACCCGCTACGGCGGG